CGACGGGGAAACTGGCCCCGAACCGACCCAACACCTGACCGGAGCCTGATTAATGGCAGCAATCAAAGCAAAGCGTTTTCGTATCGCAGTTGAAGGCGCAACTACAGACGGCCGCGCAATTCCGCGTGAGCACATTGCGCAAATGGCGAAAAACTATGACCCGACGATGTACGGGGCGCGAATTGACCTTGAGCACATCAAAGGCATCACGCCTGACAGCCCGTTTCGCCGTTTTGGTGACGTGGTGGCGCTGTCAGCTGAAGAAATTGCTGACGGGCCGCTAAAAGGCAAGCTGGCGCTATACGGGGATATCGATCCAACAGATGAGCTGGTTGCTATGACCAAAGCACGCCAGAAAATTTATACGTCAATTCAGTACAACCCCAAGTTCGCGGATACCGGTGAGGCATATCTGATCGGCCTGGCTGTTACCGACAATCCGGCCAGCCTCGGCACGGAAATCCTGAGCTTCAGCGCCTCGGCGAACACTAACCCGCTGGAATCCCGCAAGCAGCATAAAGACAACCTTTTCAGCGCCGCTGAAGAAACTGTCATTGAGTTTGAAGAAGTGGCCGAGCCGTCGCCGTCCCTTCTGACGCGTATCACCGCCATGTTTACCGGCCAGAAAAAGGCCAGTGGCGAGCAGTTCGCCGACGTCAGCGCGGCGGTAACGGCCGTCGCTGAGCAGGTGCAGCTGAACGCGGAGAGCCAGACGCAGGAGCTGTCGGCGCTGGAGCAATCCGTCACCGCACGTCTGGAGGCTATCGAGCAGCAGGCCGGGGAAGACCGCGCCGCTTTTGCTGCGCTGCAGGGCCAGCTTTCGCAGACCGACGGCAGCTTTACCCGCCGCCCGGCGGCAACCGGAAGCGATCCGAAGTCCGGCGCGCAGACCGACTGCTAATCAGGCGTTGCCTGAGCGTTAAAACCCAACACAGAGATAAACAGGAACGCCAATGCGCAAGAATACCCGCTTTAAGTTTAACCAGTTCATGACCCGCCTCGCCGAGCTGAACGGCGTCGAAACCGATGACATGAACAAAAAATTTACCGTTGAGCCGTCGGTCACGCAGACCCTGATGAGCCGCGTGCAGGAGTCTTCCGGCTTCCTGACCCGCGTCAACATCGTGCCTGTGTCCGAAATGAAGGGCGAAAAAATCGGGATCGGCGTGTCCGGTTCGATTGCCAGCACGACCGACACCGCAGGCGGCGACGAGCGCGAAACCGCTGACTTTGCCGCGCTGGATAAGCAGGGTTATGAGTGTGTGCAGGTCAACTATGACTTTCATATCCGCTATAACACGCTCGACCTGTGGGCGCGTTATGAAGATTTTCAGGCCCGCCTGCGTGACGCCATCGTGAAGCGCCAGGCGCTTGACCGCATCATGATCGGCTTCAACGGCGTGACCCGCGCCAAAACCTCGAACCGTGCAAAATTCCCGATGCTGCAGGACGTGGCGGTAGGCTGGCTGCAGAAGTATCGCAATGATGCACCGGCGCGCGTGATGAGCAAAATCACCGAGGAAGACGGCACCGTCGTCTCTGAAAAAATCCGCGTCGGCAAAAACGGCGATTACGTCAACCTCGACGCGCTGGTTATGGATGCCACCAACACCCTGATCGAGCCGTGGTATCAGGAAGACCCGGAGCTGGTTGTTATCGTGGGCCGTCAGCTGCTGGCTGATAAATACTTCCCGATCGTCAATCAGTCGCAGGCTAACACCGAGCAGCTGGCTGCCGACCTGATCGTCAGTCAGAAACGCATCGGCAACCTGCCAGCGGTGCGCGTGCCGTACTTCCCGGCCAACGCGCTGATGATTACCCGCCCGGATAACCTGTCAATTTACTTTCAGGAAGGCACGCACCGCCGCCTGATTGACGAAGTGCCGAAGCGCGACCGCATCGAAAACTATGAGTCCATCAACGAGGACTACGTGATCGAGGATTACGCGGCCGGTTGCCTGGTTGAAAACATCGAAGTCGGTGAGTTCAGCGCGGCTGCAGAAAACCCGGCAGCAGAAACCCCGGAGGCGTAACGCATGTTAAGCCCTGCCCGACGTCACCGCATGCGCCAGCAGGCTATAGAAGCCTCGCAGATCGCCGACAACCCGCTGCGCCATGCCAGCGGCTATGAGCAGATGCTCATCAAGCTCAACGACGACAAGCGCCGCCTGAAGAAAGTGCACTCTAACGAGCGCAAGGCGGAAATGAAGCGTCAGCTGCTGCCTGAGTACCTGCCGTGGGTGTCCGGCGTGCTGGAGAAAGGCAAAGGCGCACAGGATGCCGTGCTGATGACCGTCATGATCTGGCGGCTCGATGCGGGCGACGTGCCCGGCGCGCTGGAGATTGCCCGGTACGCGCTGACGCATGGCCTTGTGTCGCCAGACGGCTTTAAGCGCGCCAGCCTGCCCTATCTGCTAGCCGAGGAAGTCGCCAGCGCAGCAACACGCGCCTGGACGGCAAAAACGCCGGTCGATGTTGACCCGCTGCTGGCAACCATTGCGATGACGGAATCCGAAGACATGCCCGATCAGGTGCGCGCCAAGCTGCACAAGATAACCGGGTATGTGCTTCGCGATGCGGGCAGGGCTTCGGAGGCGATGACCCCCCGTGCAAGGGCGCATCAGCTGCACGACGGCTGCGGCGTCAAAAAAGACATTGAGCGGCTGGGAACGGCGATGAAAAAAGAAGCTATCGCCCGCCGCTGACCGAACGCGACCCCGCGCACGGGCGGCAGGACGGCAACGCACTTTCAGTGTCTGCGCCGTCCTCCACCGCCCACCTATTTCAAAGGCCGATTATGAATAACACGGTTGTTATCCCCGCCCCGCGACCGGCAGACGCTTCCGAGCCGCCGGTAAAGAATACGTTTTTCTGGCCTGACGTTGACCTGCAGCAGCTGCGCGATTCGCTGCGCTATGAGGGAACGGTCACAGCGCAGCGCCTGCGCCTGGCCGTTAAGACGGCGATTTCTGAGGTAAACGCCGAGCTGTACGACTGGCGCGCCGCGCAGATTGCGGCTGGCTTTCAGGTGCTGGCCGACGTACCTGCGGAATCGCTGGACGGCAAGAGCGACAAGATTACGGCCTACCTTGCCGCCGTCGGCGCGCTGACCGCCGCCACCATCGTTGAGCGCTATCGCGGCTATGACGCCAGCGGCACAAAAAAGGCGGGCGAAATCGAGGCGAGCGCCGACGAGTACTGGCGCGACGCGCGATTCAGTATCAGCCGCATCGCCGGTAAGCCTGGCTGCATTGTGGATCTGCTCTGATGAACGTTTACGCGCAACAGGGCGATACCGTTGACGAAATCTGTCAGCGCTATTACGGGCGAACCGGTCAGGCCGTCGAGCTGGTTTATGCGGCTAATCCGGGCCTCGCCGAAAGCGGGCCGGTGCTGCCACACGGCTGCGAGGTGACGCTGCCCGATCTGCCTGAATCTTCAGCAGGTGAAACCGTCAACCTGTGGGACTAAAAATGGAAAAAATCAGCTCTGTGATTAACTACCTGATAGGCCTCATCCTGATGTGGTTCGGCCGTCATACGCCACAGGATATCGCCTTTATGGTCGGTTCCGGCGTGGCCGTTATCACGCTTATCACTAACGTGGCGACGTTCTTTATCAACTGGCATTACCGCCGTAAAACCTACGAGCTGCAGCGCCTGCGGGGGGTGAGCCTTGAGCCAGACCGTTAAACGCTGCGCCGTGGTGGCCGTGCTGGCAATTGCCGCGCTGCTGCCACAGTTCAAAACCCTGAAAACGTCCGAGGCCGGACTTGCGCTTATTGCCAACGCCGAGGGGTGCCGCACCTCGCCCTATCAGTGCAGCGCCGGAGTCTGGACTAACGGCATCGGTCACACTGAGGGCGTGACGCCGCAAAGCCAGGTCAGCGAGCGGCAGGCGGCGGTTAATCTGGTGTATGACGTGATGCGCGTCGAGCGCGGGATCGATGCCTGTATGGCGGTGGAAATGCCGCAGCGGGTTTATGACGCGACCGTTTCTTTTGCCTTTAATGTCGGCGTGCGCGCGGCCTGCAGCTCGACCTTTGCCCGTTACATCAGGCTGCAGCACTGGTTTGCTGCCTGCAGTGAGCTGCGGCGCTGGGTGTACGTCAATGGCGTTAAAAATCGCGGGCTGGAAAATCGACGCGCGAATGAGACGACCTACTGCCTGCGGGGTGTGCTATGACGCGCCTGATAGCTCTGCTTCTGGCCGTCGCGCTACTGGCGCTGGGCGTGACCGGCTGGCAGTGGAAAGTCGCAAAAGATGACCTGACCAGCGCGCAGCGCATTATCGGCACGCTGTCGGCCGGTATCGAGAGCCGCGACAAAGCGATAGCCAGACTGGACGCGGATGCAAGGGCAAGCCAGAAGCGCGAGGCCGAGCTGCGGCTGATGCAGGGGCGCGCCAGCACGGCCGCGCTTAACCGTGAAATGACCATACAGAGAGAAACCGATGCGAATCCGATACTGCGTGGCTGGTCTGCTGCTGCTCTGCCTGACGATGTTATCCGGCTGCACACCCGCCCGGCCTTCAGCAGCGCCAGAGATTATCTGGATTGGGTGTCCGCGCGTGACAAGCTGCCCGGTGCCGGGAAACAGCCTTAAAACGGCGGGCGATCTGGCGGCTGACAATCGGCAGCTTGAGTCCGCACTCGCCGCCTGCGGGCTGCAGGTCGAAATCATCAAAGACTGTCAGGAGCAGCACGATGCTGAAACCACAACAATTACGTCAGGCGCTGACCGACAGCGTGTCGGAGCTGCAGCGAAACCCTGACGCGCTGAACGTGTTTATCGACAGCGGGCGCATCGTCTCGACGCTTGCCAGCTCGCTGTCGTTTGAATACCAGTACCGGCTCAACCTGGTCATTACCGACTACGCCGGGAATATCGACCTGCTGATCGTGCCGCTGCTGGCATGGCTGCGAACGAATGAACCCGACATTATGGCATCCGAGGAAAAGCGCCGGACGGGCTTTACCTTTGAGGCGGACGTTATCAGCGACACGGCCAGCGATATCAGCATTGAGCTGCAGCTGAGCGAGCGCGTGATCGTGCAGAAGGCCGACGACGGGCTGCACGTGACCCACGTCGGCGAGAACCCGCTGCCGGAGAATGACGCCCGGCCGGTGCAGCTTTACGTTAAGGGCGAGCTGGTCAGCGAGTTGCAGACATGAGCGAGCTGCAGCGGGTAAATGATCGGCTTGAGGCGCTTATCAGCAGGCTGTCAGCCCCAGCACGCAAAGAAATGGCGCGAACCATCGCGAAGAAGCTGCGCGCGAGTCAGCAGCAGAACATTAAGCGCCAGCAGGCACCTGACGGCACGCCATTTAAGCCGCGCAAGACACCGGCACGCAACAAGAAAGGCCGCATAAAACGTGAGATGTTTGCAAAGTTGCGCACAGGTAAATACATGAAAGCAAGAGGTAATGCTGACTATGCCGTAGTGGAGTTTACCGGCAACGTGCAGCGCATGG